ATGGCAAAAAACGGGAAACGGTATAATCAAGAATTTAAACATGACATTGTACGCTTANTCACTGAAGAAAATCGTTCNGTTTCAAGTGTGGTGCAAGATTTTGGGGTCAATGAGCAAACTGTGCGCAACTGGCTTAAGCAAACCAAAGAGCGGCAAGATCCTATCAAGACCAGGATAGCCGAGCTTGAAGCCGAGCTAAAGGCAAGGGATAAAAAGATTGCCGATCAGGAGTTAACGATAGATATCTTAAAAAAGGCTACCGCCATCTTCGCCCAAAGCAACCGGAAATAATTTATCAGATGATTAAAAAAGCCAGCAGCTCCAGCTGCCCGGTTGAGAAGATGTGCGAAACCTTAGACGTATCTCGGAGCGGTTATTATGATTGGGATGGGCGTAAACCCAGCACACGTCAAAAAGAAGATGAAGCCATTCTTAAGGTGATGAAGGAAAGCCATACCAAAGCCCAGGCAATGATGGGCCTGGATAAACTTTGGAGCGATGTCAAAGAGGCAGGGTTTCAATGCGGTAGAAACCGGGTTTACCGATTACAAAAGCAACATGACCTGTACAGTGTTCGAAAGAAGCCCTATCGCGTCTGTCTCACCGATTCGAATCATGATTTGCCCAAAGCCCAGAATCTCTTAAACCAAAATTTCAAGGTAGAGCATCCGAATAAAGTCTGGGTCACGGATATCACGGAATTTAAACTAGGTAAGGGCGGCAAGCTGTATCTGGCTGCCATCAAGGACTTATTTCATAAAGAAATTGTAGGTTGGGCTTTGGCCGAACACATGAGAACTGAACTCTGTTTAGAAGCCTTAAGGAATGCTGTAAAGCGTCATAGACCACCCAAAGGGTTGATTCATCATTCGGATCAAGGGCGGCAATACTGCAGCACCGCCTATATCGAAGAATTAAAGCACTGGGGAATGATACGAAGTATGAGCAGAAAGGGCAACCCCTTTGATAACGCCTGTGCGGAGTCTTTCTTCAGCACCATTAAATCAGAAAGGCTCCATCACAAAACCTACAAGGATAGAGAGGAAGCAAGACGAGACATTTTTTGGTACATTGAATGGTTTTATAATCGACAACGGAGGCATCAAGCGTTAGGAAATCTGACACCGGCAGCTTTTTTAAAGAAGTATGGCGAGACTCAAAAGGCTACTTAGTGTCAACTCGGTAGGCGCCTGTCAAGGGGCGGCGTCAGCCGAGACGAAGTCCTTGCCCTTGACAGGCTGATATGGCCAAGACCCTTATGCCTCAGAACAGTTGAAAGACTGTTCTGCTGCCACCCGGCGAGGGCGGGGTTTCAGGGGCTGGCCCCTGAGAGAGAAACTTGGCGCAGTTACCTAAGATGAAAAAAGAAGCAATCCTGCGATTCTGTGAGAATCCCTAACTCTGGAGTGTCCGTTTTATCGAGAAAAGGTCATAATTATTGCACAAGCGGACTTTACCTACTCGAAAGAGAAAAAGGCCTCACAAGAAGTTCTTTCTGAACCCTGTGAGGTCTGGTCTGGTTTGTCGTATAAATTATATGTTCCAAAAGGAAGTAAGGTTCCATGGGTGTTAGTGTGGTGTTAGTGCACTAGAACATGCCGCCCAGTCGGCAAATAAAGCCTATTGTTAATTTATGCTTATAATGATTTGTATGTCTGCGTTACCCTTATGTTACTTCTCACGTACTGTTAAATCATTAAGTGTTTTAAAGTCATCAAGTCCTTTTCTCATTTGCTCACACGCATCCACAAAACCATTATAATTAACGCTTCTATCTTCCTCATTGAGCAGCCTGATTCTTTCATTAAACACAAACAAACAATTTTCTAAGCGTGTATATATTTTATCATAATAATAAACCTCGAATTCCTTCATAAAATTAATTACCTCACTTATACAGTCATTTCTTGTTGCCTTCATTGGCATAAATAGGTATAATTCAGTTGGGCATTACCCTTTAGGGTAATTCTATAAGAAGCCAAATGCTCTGGGGAGGGTAGCTGGCTTCTTATTATTTTTTTGTTTTTTGATTTTTGGGTTTCTTTGTTTTTTTGATCCTTTAATTTCTTTGATCTGATTTTGTTTTCTTCGCCTTCAGAGATTTAACTTTCTAGTCCATCATCCTTCCAAAACGCGCATTTCATTCCGACTCATAGCCATACCTTTAATCGTAATCCTGCTCAGCATAAATCCTATTGCTTCATCCCAATATTACTACCCTTTAAGAACATATATTTCTTATATATTAGAACATATGTTCTGATATTGTTCAAGGGGTAATTTGTCGAATATCCTCTACGTTCAGTTTTCACCAGCTGCCAAGATCTTCTGTAATTTTAAATGTATGTCTATAGACGGAATTTCCTGATGTTTGTCGGAAAAGCGAAAAATATCTCTATTAAGAGATGATTTTAAGTCTTATCCATGATCTATTTCCTTATGATTCTTAATTTGTACCGGGATAGACTTTTTGTCCAGGCTCATCAAACAACTTTTTGCTTCCTCATATAATTCATAGGCCAGCTCAACAAACATCTTATAGGTGATAAACATCTTTATATACTTAGGCAGCAGTTGGTACCCTCTCTCGACCACAAATCTAAACTTCTCTTCACCCGTCTGCAATGCATACTCTTCTGCTTGCTTTTCCAATCTCAACATCAGCGAGAGTAATATCTTTCCCGCTTTCGCCCTTCCCTGGCTGACCAGATAAATAATAAAGGCTGCCATAACAAGCAGCAGCCCCCAAAAATCCTGAACATAACCTAATGCAGTTTCCATAGCCCATTCCCCCCTTATAATCCTAACTTTGCCGTCTCGATTCGATCACTGCCGGCATAGTAGTAATTCCCGTTACCGTTTATCCCCAGTACCCCAATCCAGTGCTTATTTTTGGCATGAACTTCATCGGCAAAGGCCTTATGGATCATCGGACATTTCAATTTAAAGCTGAGCAAAAGCGCGGTCCCTACATCTCCGTCGGCATAAACCACAAGATTATCCACCTCATTCTCTCTTTTCAAATCCGCAAATAACCTTACCCACGGAAATTTAGTTCCTGGGCAATTCGGCCTATTGACACTGTCAATGCGATAATGGCCGATTATATGATTTATGTCCAGTATCCTCATCTTTGACCATCTGTAATATACGACCGTTTCTTAGAACCAGGTAATGAGCACTTACTTGGGATTTTGGGTTCTGCATCCAGCTTAAGCAGCCAGGATAATAACCGGCAGTGGTATGGGCCACAATGGCCAGCGGCTTGCGGCCATTGCGCCCGGATCTAAAGTTCGGTGTACCTACCCATTCAATTTGTGGCGTTTGACTTACTCTCCTTTCTGCTCGATGCGGTCAATCCTCTTGTGAGCTTGTTTGGATGACTCTTCAACTCGGCTAAGGCGTTCGCCCATGGTATCCATGCGCTGCCCTTGTGCCTTCTGCTCTATCCGGATATCGTCTACCCCACGTTTTAAATATTCCATGTCCGTCCGGATTACTGTATCTATTTCTGCATCTTTTCTTACTTCGTTTTTAGCTTCCTTTGCCCTTGCTGACCAGCCTAAGATGATTCCAGACAAAGTTGCCGCAATCCCAATTAGTGCTGTAATAACTGTAAAGTCCAAAAGCATCACCTCTTTTCAAGCCTGTACATTATATGAATTTTGCATCAGTATTGTGACTGACCTGCTTTTGAGCATAAAAAATACGCCTTGTGTGGCGTTATTCTTGGTGTTGCGCATTAAGGGTCTATTATGCAGTAACTTGCGCATCCATCAGCCCTTTAAGCTCAGTATACTCTTCCGGCTTAATCCGATTGGCCAGTAGGTAAACATCCAACTTATTCAGCATGGAACTATACTCATAGTTTCTGCTTTCAATGACTTGCTTACAAAGTTTATAAATCATAATTCAACACTCCTTATAGATTTGATATCTCAGCTAGACATACCAGGTATTCGGTGTTAAGCAGGGTTTGAGCTTGCATTTCTTCCACAGAGGGAGAAGGTTCAGGAAGAGGCCCCAGTTCAGAGGGTGCGGAGAAGCTATCAGTTGTTTCGTCGTACAGCCAGCCCTCTTGTGGTTGGGGGTCCAGGCCGGTGATGTCTTTAAGCACTACTCCGGGAACATTAGCAAACTCAGGCATCTCCTCAGACTCAAATATCCACCAAGCTATTCCGTTAATTATTTGACAAAGTTTCATTTCATCGCCCCTTACACATACCATGATATGATCATAATTCCTGCACCGCCAGCGGTCCCTGGAGTTGACGGCGTTGGATCTCCTGTACCGCCCCTTGCTCCAGCTGTACCGCCATTTCCTACAGTAACAGCAAGATTAGCTCCTGGGCTAACTTTTAACGGGTATTCTAGCAGTAAAGCACCTGAAGCTCCAGAGCCTCCACCGCCTCCAGCGTAAGCACCAATACCTGTTCCCCCGCCCTTTCCCCCTGTTCCCCCGTTAGCGTACCCGCACCAAACAGCGCCTGGAGCTGCACCGCTTGCACCGCCTGTACCATTACCTCCGTTGCCACCTATTACTCCGGCATAGCCCTTAAAGACGTAATTTGCAAACGCTCCTGCTAATCCAGGGGATTGCACCCCCCCAGCACCGCCTGTACCATTACCTTCATAATCTGCAGCTCTTCCTGCTCCACCACCTCCACCTCCAGGCACAACAAATAGTGATCCCAGTGAAGTCGCACCGCCTGCACCGCCATTTGTCGCATTCGGGGTTGTACTTGATCTACTTTCGCTGTAGTTACCGCCACCACCGCCTCCGCCTCCAGACACAGCAGTAACGTAAATAACATTAACCCCAGCGGGCACGGTAAAAGTTCCGTTAGCCGTAAATATCTGATACTTTCTTCCTCCGCTTGATTCTATGGTTGTTTTTAAGTCTTTTAACTTTGCATGTATACTTCCTGATGCACTTGCACTATCGGCATTACTACCAACATTAGTTTTTATAGTGTCTGTATTTGTTTTAGCAGAATCAAGTGTAGGTTTGTCAGCTATGTAAATCTCAGCCACTTAGACCACCTCCTCATAGACTAGTACCGCTACACCATTCACGGCTTTCATGCCCCAACGATAGGTTTTTCCGGTACCTGTGTCGGTAAAACGATGTGGCGTACTTTCCGCCTCATGCGCAGCAAAATCATCTATTTTCTGTGATAGCAATGGATGTAATTCTTCTTTTGTAATTTTTCCAGCCACTATTTCACCTTCCTTATAAAAAATCATTCTACTTTGTGCCGTATTAAGGGTCAAGGGTTTGTAAAACTTTAGTGCTATTTACTAACTTCTATTGGTTACAGTGCAGAACAAGCCGTTAGGTATCGTAATTTTTACATTCATATCTGTAAGACTGCCCTTGTAAAGACTGTTATCCGTGGTAGCAGTGCAAAGAAATTCGAACACATCTCCCTTAGCACATGTTATATCATCCCACGATACAATTCCAGAGCTTGAATTCGCTGCCTTTGTACGTGCTCCGCCGAGGTATACAGCTCCATTCTTGTATAGTTGACATATAATGCCGTTCCACTGAGATGTACCTAATGTTGTTTCAAACTTTATCGTTCCTGCTGCTTGAGTTATAATTTTTAAATTGGCCCATATATTAGACGTTGTTGTATTTACAGCTACGTTTCCTGTCCAAGAACCAACGACTTCATTTCCTGTTTGTATTTCTGGCAGTGCGACAGCAGTCCCTGCTACCCCTCCTATGGTATTGCCCGACAAGATTTTACTGGCCAAAGCTGGCGCCAACTCCGCTGTAATCATACTAGCAGGTACATACCCTGCGGGAATAGATTTTATGGGCTTTGCGCTACCAGTGATTTGCAGTGTTGCGGTTTGGGAGGGATTGTTGGGCATTGTACCGTTAATCAAGCCATTTTCCGTTCCGATTGAGTATCCTGTTAAAACCTGCGCAGCCCCCGCTGTCCCATACTCACCCCCTTCACCCTGTAAGATAAAAGACATTCCGTCGTAACGAAGTGTATAGACTCCATTCAGTTTTAGATTTCCAGAGCTAATGTCATTTCCGTTAGCTTTTTTTATTGCCTTCGCACCCTTGCCATTCCAATTCAGTGTGCTTGCTCCTGTATTGACCACGTGGAACTTAACCGTAATGGCCACGCCGTCCACCAGAGCAGGGAGAGCTGGAGTGGTCGAAGCTGTATAAGCATTAGCACTCCCGGCGGTCACGGCATAAGGGATTTGTTGAGTAAAATCCGCCAAATGCGTAGCAAACGCATCATACCCCACCACTCCTCCGGGCACATCCTTTTTCATCTCATCAGTCATTTTAGACTCTGTTACCGTATCATTAGCCAGCACTGCCGCTGATATCGCTCCATCCGGACCGATGGGCACATTCTTCCATACCTGAATAAATATTTCTGTTCCTATATTTACGCCTTCCGCCAACCGAACTATTTTCGGGTCAACAACACTGTATCGCTCCGTGCTCAGCACCGTACTATTCTGGGCAACGGTCACCGTATCTGTTTCCTTAACGAAGGTTTCCAAAGGTATTTCAAAATCAGTTTGACCCTGCTGATCAGCCTCCAATACATATGTGTAGGTTACCAGTTTAGGGATGCCGGTAGCTGTAACCAGCTGAATTTGCTGATCGGTATAGGCTTTGCTGCTTTGTTCGGCTTCCCCAAGCTGCTCTTCCAGAACAGCTAATCCAGCTGTTGCTTCATTCACTTCTTGCCCCAACTGGTTAAAATCTTCCTCGGTAACAATTTCACCATATTGCCAGTTTGTCTTTGCCATTCTCACCCCTCCTTAACTCGAATGGTCTGCGTTATAATCGTATCTGCGGTAATCGGGACATAAACTTCATTTGAGCTGATGACATTATCAGAAACATCCTTAAGCTCGATTAAAACTACTGTCGGCACCACGCCACTAGGAACAATATATTGCATATGAACCAAGCCTTGCTCTGTCTCTTTAATACTAAAGTCGGTGATTTCGTAGCTCTCATTTAATACGACCTTAGCTACTTGACCATCTACATGGTCTGCCACATTGGATAAAAACTCTGTTGATATCACTTAACGCTCACCTCCAAATCTGCTACGGCAAAAGGCGTCATTCCTACCCTCCATGTTGAGCCTAGTCGGGTTTGTCTCTCTAATGTACGGAAGCGTATATGCTCTTCCAGAGAGATATGATCACCTAAAGCGGTTTGCTGGTTATAGATCAAGTTTGCCGGTTTGATGGTTTTTATTGTCCTCTCGACCTCTTTAAAGAGAGCCGCATTTTCAATGGCGGTCTCCACGAAAAGTAAAAAGTCTTGACCATCCGCACTCACAATTGCTTTCTCCTCACCCACTAGAAAATCCAAGCGGTCTTGAAGATAACGAATAGTGAACGGCGGCTTCGTTGAATAACGGTTAATAATCCGTTTTTTCCGGAAGTCCAGCGTTTCATTCGTGGGATCAGCCTGGATGCCCAGCATCCTTTCCCGGCGTTTTACCGCCTCATAGCCTGAAGTGAGAACAAATTGGTCAGCGAGTTGCTGATCCACTGTCTCACCTAGAGACTGTATTTCGGTATCCACTGCATCAGCTAGAAGCTGAAAGTCTAAAATGTTATCAAACAATTGGGGCCAATATTCTCTAATAGACTTACTCATTGATAATCACCGTCCCCAAGATTGGAATTTCTTCCTCATCAAGCAAGAAATTGGCCTCCGTCCCATTAAGCTTTGTTCCAGTCACATCTTCGACGCCTTGGACAGTAAGCATCCGGGCATCAATTTGTGCCATACGGATGATGATCTGGGTTTGCGCAGCCCAGGTTTTTCTTTGTTCTAAAAGATAGGCATCTAAGATCGCTTCCACATCGGATTGAACCTGCCCGGGAGTTACACCTGGCGCAAGTGTGAGTGTCGTTTCCACATCCACCGTAACCTTATCCACCCCGACTATCGTCACGGCATGGCCGATCGGTGCCTGCCCCAGTCCCATCCCCTGATTCTCTTCCGGATCCATAGTGGATTGAACCTCATTCACTAATTCAGGAGATGGCTTAGCCCAGTCAGAGGCAATAATCGTGCATTTCACAGTGCCACCCCCAGCCCAAGTGGGAAAGACTTTGGTTCCTCCTACACCATTGATAGCATTGACTTTTTGCCGATAATCTGCCATATTCCCGCCAAAAGCCGGTTCGTTTACCGTCTCATAGTATCGGGAGAGCAGGGCTTCGTCTGTCTCCTCATCCTCACCTGGAACCAGCACCTCGGTGAGTTCCGCCCTGGCCAAACTATTGACATAGGCGATAGGGAGCAAATCCCCAAATTGCTGATTGCCTGCTGTGCCGGCCGTTTCACATTCAAGGACATACGCGCCGGTACTGATCTGTTCGATAGCGGTATAATTCAGCCCACCGATGCTGTAGCGGCTGCCTAGCGGAATGTTAAGAAGGGCATTATTACTATCCAGAAATCCGCCACGCCGCCAGGCTTTTGTAGCCACCTTCCGCTTGATTCCAAACTCAGCGGCCCGGCGGGTTAAAAATTCTCCGCTGGCCGTATCCGCGAAAGAAAGATTATTGTTAACCACTAACTCGGCATATGCCTGAGCCAGCTCCGCCGCTCCCGGGGCCAGGGCATCGTAAATCAGACTGCCCTCCCGCTTGTCGATGGTCTCCGGCACCCTGGCGAGCATCCTGACCAGAATCGCCTCATAAGTCTGATGTTCATACATTAATCGCCCACCTCCTGAGTCATATTGAATCTCCCATAGGTGCTGATCACGGTAAACTCAATCAGCAGGCTATCTCCCGCAGCTGTGGTCTGCACATTTTCGACTCCTGTGATCCGGTCATCTTGAGTCAATGCCTCTTCAAGCATCCTAACAGCTTCAGATTTCACAAAAGCCCGATTCATGCCTATCAATTGACCCAACTCACTACCGTAATTCGGGGTATAGATCAAATGGCGAAACCGCTGGGTCTGCAGAATCTTGGCCGCGGCTTGTTGCACAGATTCCAATCCGTCCAGCCTCCCAGTGATGCGCCCTTTGGCCGGGTCAAGCCTCCAGGTAAGGGAAGGCCGTTGGGCATACTGAATCACCCCATGGGTAATGCTTCCACCTGTGGGGATCATAAAGACACCACCACCTTATCTAAAATGACATAACGCTGCCCACCCTGGACTCTAAGCATCAAAACCCTATCCCCCGGGGCAAGTCCGGAGCGAATCACGATTCTTTGGGTTAAAGCTTCCGACGTGTCACTCGTAGAACCATCATCGGTGTATTGATGCGTATGCTGCAAATCCACTTCGTATTTTGTCATTCTCTCCGGCACCATTAAAAAATCCGCTGGCAGTATAAAGCGTTGATCGACTTTGACACTGAGCGGATGCACTGTTAAGATCTCGCCAAAAAGAATATTCACAGGGTTGGATGCGTTAACGGCATCCGCCCCAGCCGCTTTGATTAGGTCCAATAAACTAGACATTCTATCACCTTCCCAGGCTTGTTTTATTTATCAAATAACCCTTAACTCCAGACTCATCGTATGATTCACCCCATCGAAGCGGTGGGTGCATTCATCGACCAGAAAAGGCTGATTGATTCCATACTCGGCAATTTGAATGCGTACATAGCAACCGCCTCGGACCCGGATATCGCCTAATGCTTCAATTTTAAGGGATTTCGTCTCCCGATTCTTAAGAGTGAGTAGATTTTTAAGCATTTCACTAATTTGGGCCTCGTTCATCTCTTCATCTATAGATTGACAAAGCTGCAGCACTCCCCATTTGGCTATATTGGCACTGCAGGGCTTTTCGTAGGGTTCCCGTTTACCGGTTTCTTTATTGTCCTTATATAAATTGATGACATTATACGTATCAGAATCAATAGAAACCTTATGACTGAAGTCTGTCATCAGGCTATGATCACCAATGATAAAATCCAGGAGAAAATCCTCAACATTCCGAATGGTCAGTGCGCCAAAATCATCAAAGAAGACATAGTTCTTGCCTGTATTAATGAGCGTCAGGTCCAGCGCCTTACAGATCATATCCATCATCTTCTGATTGTCTTCGGAGAAAGTCGGTATCCTATACTTTGTATCATCAATGCGACCTGTCTCAAGTTGGAACCGGGCAGCTATTTCCCTGACCAGCTCCGAGACTGTAATATTCGTATAAATACTAGTATCACTGGCCATAAGATAGCGCAGCTGATCATAGCAAGTAATCTTCACCGCCTCATCCTTACCTCCGTCTATACTAAAGATATAACCATAAAAGACATTAGTACCATCTTCCATCTGGACATGGACAATGTTCCCATTGGCGTACTTAAAGGCCAGTTCCTGAGCGGGTGCATTTTTGATGAGCGTAAAATCTAAGCTACCAGCCTTGCCGATCCGGCTTGTTTTCCAATTCACATCAGCGACGATCTGAGAGATGTCCCATACGTTTCCGTCTTTATTGTCGATCACGATTTTCAGCATCTTTTATTCCCTCCCTTCATCTGGACCTATTATGGCAGTTTCAACACCCGGCCGATCTGCAGCCGCCTAATTTCCGCGTCCGTGATGTCATTTAGCTTTTGTATTTCCGGCCAGCGGGCACCATTGCCCAAATGCTTCTGAGCCACCGCCCACAGGGTATCCCCAGCCACCAGTGTATAGGTCTTAGGGGGCTTGGTTTCATTGGGCCTGACCGGTGCCGGAGGCGGCACTGCCACTGTGGACGCTGATTTATCAATAAGATCTTCTATAGGCACCTTTTGTGCCGCATAGGGGACGTAACTTTTGAGCTTAAGGGAGTATTCAAGATCCCCTGAACCACCGGCAACCTCTTCCCAGTCAAAGCTCTCAATACTAGCCAAAGTGTTGATCTCAAATCGGTCGGAGGTAAAAATAAAGCGGATGGGTTGTTTAGACTCCATCCACCTGATGATAAGCTGGACATATTCGATAGGCTGCAAGAGTGTTTGAACTGTCACAAAGGGATAGCGCTGGGCTGGAAAGATGCTGCTGAATCCGTATTCAATGCGCTGGGGATTCTTAATAATGTTGATCTCACCCAGGGCGATGATGTCATAAGTTTTGTTGTTGCCGGACTTACTGGCGTCAAGGCTTCCCGGCATGACGGGAAGCTCGAAGGATTCGTCCCGGTTGTTGAAGCTGAGTTCAATGCTATAAGACATTGGAATCACCTGCCTTTCAAGGGTAGTGTTTACCCATACACTGCTGATGCCGACGATGCAATATCTTTCTCCAGCATCATCTTAATCTTTGCCACAATAGTATCCGCATCGCTTCCGTTGCGGATGTCTCCTGTAGTCACGGATACGGTCGGTGTCAAGGTTACAAAGTTCTGGATGTTCTTCATTTCCGCCAGCTCCCGCATAATCTTCAGATCTTCACTGGAGATATCTACGGTGTCTCCGATTTTACCGACTTCGCCCACATGGTCTATGCTGGAGAGGGCATCATCTATATTAGGGATGGAGCCATCCCAGCCATAATCTTCTTGCATCTGAAACTTATTATCAAATCCTAACTTTTCCTTTAGTGCATCCATTGAAAAATTCTCTATGGCTTCTTGTCCAGCCTTTTTAAACTCTGAAAAATCAGCTTTAAATTGGATCTCTTTTATTTGTTTTGCCTCAATGCCTAAAAGATTAGCAAAGAATCCAGATACCTCATTTATTCCCCTTATTGCTCCATTGAGTATTCTCAAAACTGCATTAATTGCACCTTCAGCAACATCAACAATAAACCCAAAGGCATCAGAGAACACTTTCTTGACTCCGTTCGTTACGACGCTAAGTGCTCCCAAAACAGTGATAAGCCCTATTACAAGACCAATAACCAAGCCGATAGGGTTTATATTCATAACGTAATGTAGCAGCCTTTGTTTTAAAGCTAATAATGAAATGCCGCTCGCCAACATTAATGTTACGATATTCCACTTTGCCATTAGACCTCTAACAATAGGTATCAGGGTTCCGGTTATAAAGGTAATCCCATTCGCTATAAGGCCAACTGCATTGTACGCCACCCAAGCTGCAACAACCCCCATGATGATAGGTATCAACCCCAAGAGAATTACACCCAGATTATATATTAAGGTTCCTATACCCAATAATATCTGCTGGATAGCCGGCCATCCATCTTGAAGCATTGTCAGCATCCATTGGATTCCAGTAACTACCGAAGTTAGTCCAATGCTTAAAATGTTTAAAAAAACTTTTGCTCCCTCAGACTCAAAGCCCTTGATAATCATGTCGAAGAGAGGGGATAATGCCTTTGCTGCCTCCTCACCCGCTTTAGCCAGGCTAAAATTGAATGTCTGAATGATCCTCTGCCACTTTGCAGCCGGCCTATCCAGCATCTTTTCAAAAGCTGCTTCCGTCATATTTTGTTGATTTAATAACTCATCCATTCCTTTAATGAATCCATCCACATCCCCTTGCAGCCCGGCTTGGTATGCCGCACTGCCCTGGAGCATTGTTCCGCTCATATTAAAGCCTTCGGCAATTGATGTGTAGTCGCCGGACATAAGTTCCTTCATGGAAAGAGCTGCCCCCTCTAATCCTTCTGCAGGATTCAGTTTTGAGAGCCGCGCCGCTAAAGCATTAAGTTGAGTTAACTTATCAGGATCCATGGTAGTGGACATAAAGGACATTGCTCCCGAAAGGGAGGCATTTACATCTTCTCCCCATCCCAAGGCCTGCTTTGTAATCCGGTCATAAATCACCGCACCTAAAGGCTCGCTCCCGGTTTTTACACTGAAAGTATCCATGATCTGCTGTTGCTCCATTGCAGCACCAATTGTTGGCTCACCGATTACTTTAGCTGCCTCTATTAAGCGGTCTGCAACATCGGACATTTTACCGAACATTTTTAACGCCGAATCGATCGTTGCCACATTGCCACCTCCTTTTGGGTTTCCTGGCGAAAACAAGGTTTCGGCTAGTATGGTGTATTAGATATTATCTTCTTTTCCTTTTAGCCCTGGCCGCCTCGTCTTTCTCCTTTTTAATCCTGATATCAATCATGGCATAAACAACCGCCTTTTCCTTACGGGGTAATCTTACCAATGCCCCGGGTAAAATATGAAGCTCGTGGAGGGCGTAGTAAGCGTAATTCGCCTCACCATCGCCCTCCTCAATTAGTTTTTTGCTTCTTCGACCAAATCGTTCATGCTCTTGTCATAACCATTGACTTCACTGACAATATTGGAAAAAGTGGCATATTCGCCATCCTTCATTTTCGTTTTCATAGCTTTCAACAGATTTTCAGCCCCCAGCACACCCCAGCTTTGCTGAAGCTCCTGAGATTTGAAATCAGGAACTGTTGTTGTTTCAATAATTAACTTAGCCACAAAGGCATCCTGATCCGTTTCAACAAGCCGCTGACCTTTATGGAAGGTTGTTTTGCGGCAGCTCCTCCTGATCTCGTCACCTGTGGCGGCTGAAATAGGCTTAAACTTCATAATCTTTTCCTTCCCGCCAAGACTTACTCTCCGTTCAATCGGTTCAGCCTCTTCAAAGTTGTCCATTAAGAAATCCTGCAAATCACTCATAATTCTTAATCCTCCTAAACTCCCAAAGACTTAAAGCGCTTATTAACGCAAGCAAGAGAAGGAGACCAGAATACTGCTGATCTCCTTTAAAACTCTCCTTCAAGACAAGTTGGGGATGTGTCCCATACCATGTCCATAGCTGCAGAACATTTTTATCCCGTCACCGGACGGCTGAACTGATCCAGCATATCAATATCCTCAAAGGTAAAGGGCATCTCCTCTTCCAAAGGATCGTCTGAAGTGATATCAAAAGACGCTGCTGTAACGCTGTCCAGATTGCAGCCCTTAAGCACAATGGTCTGCTTTCCTACACCCGAGGCCGGATCTTCATTGACGATCTGAAGATCAAAATAGAAATCCCGCCCGGTTTTCACATAGTCGATCATCAGCTGCCTGAACAGGCTCGTAATATAATAGATCGTCAGGGTCCCACTGCCGGTCCAGCCAGCAGCCTTCTTTCCCACATTCGTCCTGCCGAGAACAGGGACATCTGCTTTATTCTTTTCGATAGTTGCCTCAATGGATTTAGCATAAAATAACTCTTCCACCCGACCATTGATCGTAGCAAAAGCTTTGGCCTGCTTGCCACCCACTGCGTCTTCCGCTCTTAAAAATGCCATCTTATCTCACCTGCACTTTCTATTTAATCCGCACACGAACATAAATCTTTTCAATGCTGTCTACCGGCCATGCGTAAGCCTCAATATAGACCGCATCCACATCATTTCCGGACTGGACAGTTAGATCAGTCTGACCATCAAAATTCTTAATTGCGTCAATATCCTGCAAAGTGTTCATGTAGTTAATGCACTCTGATTTCAACAGGTTCCGTCCATCTGCATTATTGGACACCTTACCGATATAGAACTTAGAAAAAATCCGCACAAAATCATTGTTGATTCCATCCAAGACCCTGATCACCCGGTTCTTGGCAAACTGTTTTCCTTTATCCGCCGTGAAACTAGTCAGTGTATTAATGTCCTGTTCCACCAGCGCCTGGTTGTCACTGGCGGTAAATAAAAATTCCCCCGCCTGCAAAGCCGCGATGATCTGTGCATTGGTATATCGGGGGGCCACATCAACAGCCTCATCATAGCCCTGGTAAGTGAGGGATTCGTTCACCCGTGCCCCTGCCGTGGCACCGGCTACCCACGCTGTCGCCTGAGCGGCCGTCAAGATAGTTCCATCAGCGAGTACCACACCGTTTTTAACACTAATCACACCCTCATAATCAGCCGCCGGATAGTTTTCGAGAACGACCTGGATCTTCTTCCCTTCGTCATCCCGGAGCCGTTTGGCAAAGGCAGTGAAAGTGGCTTTGAGCGCATCATCCGTGCTGGGAAGTGCGATAGTGTTAAAGTCGAAGATCTCCACAGCAGCCAGATAATCGATATAAGCCTGATTGGTTACGGCTCCGTCGGAGCCGTTGATCAGTGGAGCGCCTGCTGTTTCCGTTAAGGCACCGGTACCGGAAAAGATGACCCAATCATTTGCAGCAAGGCCGGCGATATCAGACACAGTTTGCTTATCGAGCTCGGCTCCATCCACTAAGGTGGACACATCAAACTTTGTCTCATCATCAATATTTTCCTGGATAACAAGGGTAATGTCGTTACCACGGGCTCCACCCCACTTGGCCGTTACCGTCAAGTTTCCGACCGTCACCGCCGCCTTCGTGCCGGCGTTCAACCGGTAGAGGAGCAACGTCTTGGCCCGTTTCAAAGCCTCATTGATCAAGCGTAATTGGGCATCCATAATGGAGTACCCCAATTTTGGGAATACATCGTCACCGGCTTCGATGGTGATCATTTTACCGGGTTCACCCCAGCTCAGAATCAGGGGCATGGATACAATCCCCCGTTCCCCCAAAGTCCCTGCCGCCTGGGGCTCAGATTTGAAATTGATATACACGCCGGGTCTCACCTTGTTTTGAGCTGTAAATGTTCCTGCTGCCATTTTTATTTAGCCTCCTTTGTTCGAAAGTCCTCAGAAATTGAGATAACCTCACTCTTGGTATAGTTGGCACCGTCCTGCAGCAAAGCCTCCAGCACATCCCTTTGCTGTGCTGTGAATTGCTTTGATTGCAGAATCTGCAGCTTTGAATAGACCTTTTCAATAAGTTCATCTTTCCTAGCCACGAATAAATCCCTCCTGTTCCATGGTCTGCATCAGTGGCTCCAGTGTCGCCTCTTTTATAACCTGGAAATTATAATCCACATAAAAATGCAGTACCCCTTCGACGATTTCATGTCCCATTTTCGTGCCTCGCATTAGTCCGTCGCTCTCATCAACCACTGGGATCAACTCCATTGCTTCGTACAGTTGCTCAGCCACATCGTGCATGTCCTGATTTTGTCTATTCCCTTCGCCTTCTCCCTCATCTACCACTACCGGGAAGTAGCCAATATCGAAAGAGTGGTTCCGCTGATATCGCCGGCCAAGAAGCTGATTCTGCGACACCGGGAAAAGCTTGACAAAAAAACAAGGCTTATCAAAGCCTTGCCGGATCTCTTCGCTATAAACAGAGATGCCGGGGAAATGTTGATGCAGTATTGTCATCACACTGTCCCGAACCCCATTGACTGTAATAGCGCTCATTGGATCACCCCCTTCGACAGTCAGTCATTCATGATTTGCCCCATTGCCCGTTTGGCCGGATACTTGGGCATCTCTTGATCCATCTCCTGCATGGAGATGTTCATCATAAATCTTCCTTCTGCCCAGCCATTTTTCTTTTCCGGCCTACATCCCGGTAAAGCCGTAGTTCTCTGATAGGCCATCCTCACCTCCTTGCTTTCCCTCTGACTGTTATCACCAAAGCCTGATTAAAGCGGCTGGTCTATAGTTCACCCAGCCGACCGAGAGGAGAGTCGCCGAAAGGAGTACTCCTATAAATAAGGAAAGGCGCCCATCTCTTGACGCCTTTCACTGATACCATAATACTACGGAAATGGTGTTAAATACTTCGCAAATTCTACACTTATATTAACCTCATCCTTAAAGCAAACTTTCTGATTATCCTTTTTTTATCTCCATAGTATTTTGTTTGCCCTATGTGCAGCTCGCCGATGATTCCAAAGTCTGTATAGCAACTCTTAAAATATTTCATCTCCACTAATCGTGCTTCCTCTTCCGACAACTCTTCTAAGACATCCTCGATGCACATCACAACATCTTTCATCCTTCTAACTCTCTGCTCATTAGCAATAACCCCTGCTACTTCATCATACGTTGGGTCACTGATCCGATTCTGTGAAAACCTCCCCGTCGGGTCTTTACCAAGTCCCGATTTAGCACCTCTATACAGCAACTCTTTATCGTATTCACCAATAAGTTTTTTATAGGTCCGATAATTCCTAAGTTCTGCCTCGACATACTGGTGAATATGCTTCTCAATTCTTTCTTCCACTGCCACTCCACTCCTTTATCTGCTCACACCTACTCTATCAACTCACTGGAACATCACGCATCCACACGATATATATTGCTGTGGTGCCCGCATGACCCATAGGGAAGGTGCTCTTCACAACGCTTAAAAATTAACAGTTCTATTTATTTCACTTCTGATTTCTTCTATTCGCTTTGCAACGTCTCTGAGGGAAGTGCAATCTGATTCCCTGATTTGACGCTTTACAAGTTCCTTAAGACAATGATTGAGATCTGAGCAATAAGCAACTGCTTTTAATTCTTTCTGCCCCTTTATCTTTTTACCGTTACTAACGGATTTTGTGTTAAGAATATATTGGTATTCATCAGAGGTGATGCAGTATTTCTCATTTATGTCGATTCGCATACTATCTCTCCACCTTTATGTCCAACTTCTCTACGCTCCGCCTGGAGAACCACTGATCCTACTTAAGTAATTCGCACCGCGACAACTTCAACTTGATTATTAATGAGCTGATGTACTGACTTGGCAAAACATGATATACTAAGCTAGAAATTATTTTTCTTCTGCCCGTTAAATCTGCCAGGACTTGCGGGCATTTTCTTTTTGTTCAGGCATTTTCATTAGCCTGGCTTCCCTTCAATAGAAATGCACACTGCATTTGACTTTTTCCTTAAGCATTGTGATCCACCTCCACCTTTTCCCTTTGGATAGTCAGGGCTTTATGGTCCCTCCCCTTACTAATATCTCAGCCCATTTGCTCTTAGGGAGATTATCCAACTTTCGAGTACGGTAAGACGTGATTGACTTAAGCCACTTCAAAGGTTTTATTCTATACAGCCTGCAACCGCTCATTCATTTCACCTCCCATCCGATCGATAATCTCTAAAATAACTACTGGCAAGGGTATCTTTAACGTTCACGCCGACGGAAAGAGTTGCAATCCTTGAAGCTTGGTTTTCTCCAAACACATTTCACTCCAACTTCATATTTCATGAACTCACAACACCACCTTACTTCATAAATTATGATGTGTCAATATCTTTTATTCATATTTCATGAATATTCATCTTGATTAAGATCATAGTTATCTATATAATCAACACAAGGGAGTGGTTATCAATGGAAGCAATTAAATTGAGGGTGGCGGAAAACCTACGCAAATATCGCGAAAGAAAAGGTATAACCCAAAAACAATTAGCCGACCATCTAGGGGTCAGAGATAATACGATATCATCATGGGAGAAAGGGACCAACTCTATCGACATCTCGACTCTTCTGAACATCTGCAATTTCCTAGAGATTAACCTGGACGATATCTATGGAATAAGTGACAAAAAAATATCCCCCGTTGAATTAACGGAGGATGAATTGGCTCTTATATCAAATTTCCGCAAGCTGTCACATGATAACAAGATGAAAGTTCTCGGAATGGTCGAATTAAAAGCTGCCGAAGACGTCTAA